GTTGCATCGCAACAGGAGAAGTGCCTGCGCCTGTACGGTAGTGGGTAGGGTGGCCCCATATAGATGCCGCACCTTCCAGCGCCAGTGACTTGCCAGTACCTGAGTCGGTCGAGGCACAGTGAACAGTCAGGCCGTGTAGCTTTGTGAAACGCATCAGCGGTGAGCCGGCGCCCACAAGGATGATGGCTAAGTGATCCCACAGTTTCCTGCGCACCAGCAGGTCGATGAACCTGCGCCAGTTCTCCAGTGTTCCGGCAGGCTTGGAGTTCATTGTGATGTTCTCAAGCCCGGGCATCGGCACTTCGATGGACTCTTTATTCGGAGAGTAAATCTTGCCGCCCCACACAAAGGTGTCGTTTGGTTGCCAGCCGCAGTGGTCTGGTACTTCGATTGGTTTCTTTTCGCTGCTCATTTTTTCCACACATGCCCTCACATAGTCATATAAGTTTTTGTCGTTGCCAGAGCCGAATGCGGCCATGACGTTTTGTTGTGCCAGCGCCTTAACTGTCTCGTCCTTGCTGACAATGGCTTTCTGCGGGAACGACACCGATTGTACTTTGTAGTCACGCACCGCGAGCATATGCACAAGATGTTCACCGTTATGACTCAAGATGTCCACAGGGAACACGTCATAAGGCAACAGCATGATCTGCCGCTTGGTTACTTGACCGTTAGCGTCTGTAGCTTCCTTCTCCATAAATACGCCGCCCCGAACACCGTACGCATAACCCTTGGGTGGTTCAGGGCGGACTACTTTTTTTGTTACTTCACCTTCCCTTGCTGGTAACTCCAGCGTAGTTTCGGTGGTGACCACGGCGGTCTCACGTCCAAGTGCCAGCGGGTTTGTAATCTTGCCGCGATACTGACACCCGTCACAAACGCCCGGATTCTCTGAGTCAAACTTAATGCACGGGTATGGCCCTTTGATCTCAGCCAGCTTCTGGTTCATACGATCATGTGGGTATGGGTGCAGGTCAGACAACCAGATCGCCGCCTTCTCGCCATCGTTGCACTTCTGGGCAATGCTCAACCAACCACGCCACTGCGGTTCCATACCATCTTCGGTTGCGTTCTCAACGTAGTGCCGAAGCTGTTCACAGCCCCCGCCGTTCTTTGTCTTCTTGTAAATGTTCTTGAATAGCGTGATGCTGTTCTCAAACAACTTAACTGTGGTGGGCGTATGTGTTGCGTCAGGGCGTTGGCCGGGCAGAGCCAGCGTGGGTTGATGACGTGGTAATGCGGGTAATGATCTGAGTTGGCTTTCAATGTGGTTGGCCAAGTCTTCAAAATCAAACGTATCGCCTTCGGCTAGTATGCGCACTGGGCGCGGTTTAGCGTACTTGGCCTTGTTGTTGTACGTGCCGGGGAAACGCAGTACTCGGGCAGAGTCGGCGGTCACCGTCATGTCGATGCGCAAGCCTTCTTGTTTGCACAGGCGCTTTAAGTTCTCAGCAACAGGCTTCCATTCTTCAACGGCTATGACATTCGTAAACGGCCAGTAACAGTGCAAGCCACCGCCTGAGTCCACGATGTATGGTGTGCCAAGTAAGTCCAGACCAGTCTTGACCATGAACTCATTGAGCGACATGGCCGCTGCCTTTTTGGTGTCGTAGCCATCCATGTCAATGAACAGCGACCGAATGAACCTTGCGTTCTCTGCTGTGCGCTTGCCTTTGTTTTGGAATGTAGACAGCGCAAAGTAGATGTCTTTGTTGTCACCCCATTTGGTTATGGTGGCAGGGAGTTCCTCCAGATGTTCAACAAAATTGTGCTCCTTCTTTTTTGTAGTTAGCTCTGCCGCACAGTACAACCCGTTATCCGGGGACGGCAAAACAACCGCTAGAAATTCAAGCGGGGTCATGAGAGTCCTTCGGGTTTATTTGAACAGGTCGAGCTGTGTGTCGTCGTGTATAGGATATGCGTGTTCTGTTGCGACTGCTGCAAAGCGGCGTAACAACTCCATCTGCCACGTCAATGGTGCGCCCATTGGTGTGTCATTCATATACATTGCAAAGTACTTAATAAGCTCTGAGTTACTTAAAGTGCGAGGTTGTAGTGCTGACATATTTTTCTCCATGCTTCATCTGCTGTTTTGGAATTCTTTAAAAAAGTAAGCATTGTTTCAACTCGATGTTCGTAGGCAACAAAAATTTCACCACCTTCAAACCAGTTGTAAACAGTCTGGCGTGACACGCCCAGTGCTTTGGCAATACGCACAACTGAGAAGTTGAGATGCACTGCCCAGCGCCCAAGCTGATTGCCTTTAGTCTTTGGGGCACGCATGATTGCGTCAATTGTTTTTTGTGAGTAGGCCATAGTACGGGGGCCGAAGCCCCCTTCTCCTAGTTATTCATCGTCCCAATCGGACACCAGATCAGCCAGCTTGCCTTTCTTGGCAGGCACGGCAGAACCCTTGGCAGCTTCCTTGCGAAGTTCAGGTTCGGAGCCGTCATCGGCAACAGGCTCGGCCTTGGCTTTCGCTTTGGCTTTAGCGGCAATTGGCTCATACGCGGGAGCGTCTTCTTCCTTGGTCAACTCACCCATAGGGCGTGCGCCAGCCATTACCATCTTCGGAGCGTTGGGCTTGACACCATCGCTCTGAGCCACAGTCATGACCACGGCACGTTGTGCGTCAGCACTCTCAGCTTGCTCCTTGATGATCTCGTACTCGTCGTCAGTCAACCAGCGTACAGGTTTGAAATGCAGCTTGGGGGACTCGGCCTTAGTATCGAAACGCATCTCGGTGACGATCTGCTCAGGATTTACAGGAGGGTTCTGCACCGCCAAGTAGCGTGCATAGGCTTGTAACGGACGTTTGTCACCTTCTTCTCTACCAAACACCGAAGTGGCTGGCAAAGTCAACTGCATCACATCCCCTGATGGGTTGTTGGCCAACACCACAGCAAGACGCTGTTGGTAGCGGCAAGCACGGCTGTTGTTCTGACCAGAACCCGCGATGTTCTTCGGGCAACTCATGCAGGTTTCAGCTTGCTTGTTCTGAGCAGAAGCGTCAGGACGCTCACCGTCATTGCTCCAGCAGTCAGGGCCAGTGATGTTGTCGGCATCGTAGGATGCGGTGTAGAAGATACGGCTGACCTTGGGGGCAGCTTTGACGATGATGACTTCCAGATGGCGATCATCAATCGCGGCGACTTCCTTGCCACCAGCTACCAGACGGAACACGCCGCCTTTGATAGAGATGCGCTTGGTATTGGAGACACTGCCGCCTGTGAGGGCTTTGGCTGTGTCGGACAGTTCGTTGTTACGAGCAAATGCAGGTACGTTTGCGGGGGAGAAAAGCGTTATGTTTGACATATAAAACTCACTTGGTTGGTTTGGTGATACGAATTTCGAACTCAGTGTTTGAGTTCAATCCCGGCGGTACAACCCCCGGGTTCTCTTCTAGGAACTGCGCCATGTTGGTTTGAGCGATGCGCTTCTCCAGCAGATCAACAGCCGCGTGCTCAAGGATGAACTCCTTGAACGACGACCAGTCCTGCGTGTTGTAACGCGTCTTCGTCATCATGGATACAGTCCCGAAGGGACTCTTTACAGATGAGACACCAAGTGCCTTCATCTGGTCTTTGATAGCGAACTTGATTTCATCTTGTTGCGCTTTGAGTAACTCCACCGCAGTGTCGTACTCTTGTGTCAGCGTGTCGATCTCCGCTTTCATCTTGCGATAGACCTTCACCAATTTATCGAACGGGACTTGTTGTTCGTCCATTTACTTCTCCTGTTTTGTTTGTCTAAGGTTGGACAGTGTACACAATAAATTTAAGTTTGCAACTCCTTTCAAGAATTTATTTCTATCTCAAACATCTGGGTAAGAAGTGAGTTATCACTTACCTTAGCCTCCAGTGCTTTGAACATTTTCTTTTCAATCGGTGAGCCTTGAATGTGGATAACAGTAACTTTGTCTGAGTTCTGTCCCTTGCGGTCAGCCCGTGCAATGCATTGGATGTACTGCTCCACGCTCATCAATGGCCCAAAAAATACCACGGTGTCAGCGGCAGTCAGGGTAATCCCGTGTGCCGTAGCTTGTGGCTGCATTACCAACACCCTTGGTTCTTTGTCGTGCTGAAATCTGTGGATGATGTCTGCACGTTTGTTTGGTGTAACTCCACCGTGTATGCACTCGTTGGGAATGTTCTTCTTGGTCAGATGCGTCTGGATGCTGTCGATGCTTGAACGGAACAACGCAAAGATGATGACCTTGCGGTCTGTCTCATCCAGTATTTCTTCTAGCACACCCAAGCGTGGGGCAGCATCGAACTCGACAACCTCCTTGTCATCTGTGTAGACAGCGCCGCAACTGATTTGCAACAACTTGGATACACCAGCGGCAGCATTGACTGCGCTGATCGTCTCGCCTGCGGCTTGCACCAGCATTCGATCTTTGAGCAGGTTGTAGTACTTGGCTTGCTGTGGTGTCAGTGGTACTTCGCGTGTTGTGGTCAGCACTGGTGGCAAGTCAAGGCATTGCGCTTTGGTAAATCTGATTGCGGGTTGCAGTGCCTCGTGTACCAACTCGGCGGCGTTATGTTTTGGTGCCCATTTGTACAGCGTGATTTTGTTCATCACTTTGTCGCGCCATGATGTGTAGAAGTTTGGTACGCCTTCGGGGTTCACGATCTTGGCCAAGCCATACGCATCTGCTGGAGACTGTGATGCTGGAGTACCAGTCATCATCCATACGTGTGTGTTGGGTTTGATGATTGCCTTCAATGACTTCCAACGTTTAGTCGTTACTGTCTTGTATGCGTTTGCCTCATCCACAATCACCAGATCAAAGCGACCATCAGCGTTGATCTCATCGGCTATCAAGTTCAGTCCTTCGTAGTTAGCAATAACGAACTCGTAGTCTTGTTGAATCATTTCTATACGCCGACTAGCTTGGGTGTGGTGCGCGACGATGGCAGAGCGATGGATGATGCTGTTACTCAGGTCAGCCAACCATGCCGACTGCATGATGGATAGTGGGCACAGAATTAAAACTCTGCGTACATGCTTGATCTGCATCAAGTAGTCAGCCGCCCACAGCGCGGCAAGTGTCTTGCCAGTGCCGGGTTCGGAGAACACAAACGCTTTGCGGTGCATCGTCAGAAACGCTGCCGTCTCAATCTGATGTTGCATGGGCTTATACCTGCCCGGCCATTTGTATTTGCGTGTGATAGGTGAGGGAACGTCCTTCACCCCGAGGTTGCGTAGCACCCTACATTCATCGAGTCCCCAGTAGACAGCGACATCAAACCCACCGTCATCGCGTTCCATGACTTTGTGCTTTGGGATGATGCTGTACTTATCTGGGTTTCTGGTTCTGAATATTAGTGCCTTGTCTTCAAGGATTTCCAAGTTGCTTCTCCGTTGTTTTATTTGTTGTCGCTTCGGTTTGAACTGCGACTGCGCATGCGAAGATTGTTTAT